CAAGTTGGATTCTATCCTTATGCCCCTCTTTCTAAAGACACTTCTGTTCCTATTCCGTGTGATTGGGTAGTATCTGTGCTAGAACCCAAAGATGAAATTTTAAACTCTTATATGGAGAGAATTAATGCAAAACCTGAAAATTCTAATTCTGAAGAATGATGCTATTTTAGTATCAGAAGTTCATGAAGTTCCCGAATCTGATCTTGGAGAACCTGATTGTAAATTGGTAAACCCAGTTCAAATGATAGTCTCTGATCGTAATACTTATGAGATGAGACGATGGCCTGTATTTACAGACCAGAGGGAACTTAAAATTCATTCAGACTCAATCTTTACTATTGTAGATCCAACACCAGATCAAGTTGAACTTTATTTGAAAACTATTAAATGAATTTTTACACCAACGTAGTTCTTGTCGGAAACGAAATACTTTCCAGAGGGTTTAAGAATGGAGAGCATTTTCAAAATAGGGAAATGTTTTATCCAACCTTATATGTAACAAGTAATAAAAAAACTAAATTCAAAACTCTTGAGGGTAATTATGTAGAAGAAATTAAACCGGGAACTATTAGGGAAACTAGAGAATTCATTGATAAGTATCAAAAGATTGATAACTTTCAACTTTATGGAAATACTCGATATATCAATCAATATATCACAGAGAACTATAGGGATGAAGTTATCAAGTTTGATATTTCAAAAATTAAATTAATCACGATTGACATTGAGGTTGCTTCTGAAATTGGATTCCCTGATGTTCAATCTGCCCAAGAAGAAGTATTGGCAATATCCATTCAGGATTATTCTACGAAGAAGGTTACTACTTGGGGAATCAAATCCTTTGAAAACAATGATCCAAACGTAAAATACATTCAGTGCAATAGTGAATATGATCTCCTCGATAGATTTATGTTCTATTGGGAAAATAATTGTCCCGAAGTTATTACTGGATGGAATTGCGAATATTATGATATCCCCTATCTCTATAGAAGAATTTCTAGAGTTCTTGGTGAGAAAGTTGCCAAACAACTTTCCACTTGGGGAATAGTAACTGAGAATGAAGCAATTATAAATGGCAGACCTCAAATCAGATATGATATTGCTGGAACTACCATTCTAGATTATCTTGATTTGTATAAGAAATTTACATATACCAATCAAGAATCATATCGTTTGGACCACATTGCCTTTGTGGAACTCGGTCAGAATAAATTGGACCACTCGGAGTATGATACCTTTAAAGAATTTTATTCCAAAGATTGGCAGAAATTTGTAGAGTATAACATCAAGGACGTTCAACTTGTGGACAAACTTGAGGATAAAATGCGTCTCATTGAACTTGCTATCACTATGGCATATGATGCCAAGAGTAATTTTAACGACGTGTTCTATCAAGTTAGAATGTGGGATGCAATCATCTACAATTACCTTCTTACTAAAAATGTAGTAATACCTTTCAAGAAAGATTCTAAAAAGGATCAAAGATATGAAGGTGCATATGTTAAGGAACCAGTTCCAGGAAAGTATGATTATGTTGTGAGTTTTGACTTGAATAGTCTTTATCCACACTTGATTATGCAATACAATGTAAGTCCCGAAACATTGGTAGATGGAAAGTTTCCAGGAATTTCTGTGAATAAAATTCTTAATAAGGAAGTCGAAATACCAAAGGATTATCCTTATTCTGTGTGTGCTAATGGTGCCCAGTATCGTAAGGACATCCGAGGATTTTTGCCTGAGTTGATGGATAAAATTTATAGTGAACGAACCATCTACAAGAAGAAGATGCTTGCTGCAAAGCAGCAATATGAAAAGACCCCAACGAAAGATTTGGAAAAGGAAATTGCTCGTTGTAACAACATTCAATTAGCAAGAAAGATCCAACTTAACTCTGCTTATGGTGCTGTCGGAAATGAATACTTCAGGTATTTTCTTATTGAAAATGCTGAAGCAATTACTCTTTCGGGTCAGGTTTCAATCCGATGGATTGAGAATAAAATGAATACATATCTAAATAAACTTCTCAAGACTGAAAATGCTGATTATGTTATTGCTTCAGATACTGATTCTATTTACCTTAATATGGGTCCTTTGGTTGAACGTATATACCAAGGAAGAGAGAAAACTACTGAAAGCATTGTTTCGTTCCTTGATAAGATCTGTAGTGTGGAACTTGAAAAATATATTGAAGGTTGCTACCAAGAACTGGCTGACTATGTGAACGCATACGATCAAAAGATGCAGATGAAACGGGAGAATATTGCTGACCGTGGAATCTGGACTGCCAAGAAACGTTATATCCTTAACGTATGGGACAGTGAAGGAGTTCGATACTCTGAACCAAAACTAAAGATTATGGGAATTGAAGCAGTTAAATCTTCTACTCCTGCACCTTGTCGTCAAATGATTAAAGATGCTCTTAAAATCATTATGACTAAAACCGAGGATGATCTAATTGATTTTGTGTCTAAATGTAAGAAGGAATTCAATTCACTACTTCCAGAAGATATATCATTCCCTAGAACTGCTAATAATCTTGGGAAATATAAATCGGCACATTCAATTTACATAGAAAGGACTCCTATTCATATCAGAGGTTCTTTGTTATATAATTACTATGTGAGGAAGAACAAGTTGGATTCAAAATATCCAACTATCAACAATGGAGAGAAAGTAAAGTTCTGCTATCTCAAGAAACCAAATACAATTCACGAAAATGTTATTTCATTCATTCAAAAATTCCCAAAGGAATTAAATTTGGAAAGGTATGTTGATTATGATTTGCAATTCGAGAAGAGTTTTCTAGATCCATTGAAAATTATACTTCATTGCATTGGATGGAGAGTTGAAAAGACAAATACAATTGAATCACTTTTCATATGATAACTATAAAACTTAAAAAGGAAGAGGTGAAAGAAATATTAAATTATCTGAAACCTACTAAAGATCGAGAGTTATATTACAAACTATGGAGACTATTATTTACAGGAGACAATTGAATGGATTTTTTAAAGGATATAATTAAAGAAGTTGGTGGTGAATATGCATCATTAGCATCTGATATAGAGGAAACAGAAAACTATGTTGATACAGGTTCATACATTTTTAATGCACTGGTTTCAGGTAGTGTACTTGGCGGTGTATCTGGGAATAAGATTACTGCTATTGCTGGAGAGTCTTCTACTGGAAAGACTTTTTTCTCTCTCGCAGTGGTTAAGAACTTTCTTGATACTAATCCCGATGGTTACTGTCTCTACTTTGACACTGAGGCTGCTATCAACAAATCATTACTAGTATCCAGGGGAATGGATGTTAAACGAATCGTTGTACTGAATGTAGTTACTATTGAGGAGTTTCGATCTAAAGCACTCAAGGCAGTCGATATGTATCTGAAGAAGAAGGAAGAAGATAGAAGTCCTTGTATGTTTGTTCTTGATTCTCTTGGAATGCTTTCTACTGAAAAGGAAATTACTGACGCACTAAATGAAAAGCAAGTTAGAGATATGACTAAATCCCAACTTGTCAAAGGTGCCTTCAGGATGCTAACCTTGAAACTGGGTCAAGCAAACATTCCAATGATTGTCACCAATCATACCTATGATGTTGTTGGTGCCTATGTTCCAACTAAAGAAATGAGTGGTGGTTCTGGACTTAAGTATGCAGCATCTACAATCATCTACCTTTCTAAGAAGAAAGAAAAGGATGGTAGAGAAGTTGTTGGAAACATTATTAAAGCAACAACTCATAAGTCCAGACTTAGTAAAGAAAACAAAACAGTGGAGGTAAGGTTGTATTATGATGATCGTGGTCTTGATAAGTATTATGGTCTTCTTGATTTGGCTGAGAAATATGAAATATTCAAAAAGTCTGGGACTAGGTACGAAACTGCGTTCGGATCGCAATATGGGAAAACCATAATGGAAAATCCAGAAAAATACTTCACAGGTGAAGTAATGCAGGCATTGGATGAAGCAGCACAAAAAGAATTCTTATACGGAGGGTAATGGAAAAGATTGAAACTACAATTCTAAGAAATCTCATTTTCAATGGGGACTATTGTAGAAAGGTTTTGCCTTTTCTTAAAAATGAATATTTTGATAACACTCATGAACGTGTAGTATTTGAAG